AGTTAGTTTAATAGAACCATAATCTAATGACTGAGCAGTGAAAGGGTAAACACTGATATCAGTAAATGAAACAACACCGTATTTAAAAGTGCCGTATGTTTTTGATTCATAAACTGCCATTTATTTACTACTTAACGCCAAAGAGAGTACACTGAACAACCATAGTAGATGTTCCTGCTACGCTTACTGTTATTGAAGTAATGGCTGTTGTAGCTAAATAACCAGTTGCAGAGCGGTCTGTGCCTAGCAACGACCAGTTTTTACCACCGTATGTGGATGCGTAGTTAGGGATTTCAAGAACTGCTGAGTAAGAAGTAGCAACAGGGGTACCCAGAGGAATTTTAGTATCACCTGTGCTTGTAGTTGGAGTTGCTGTTCCATAAACTTGCGCTGTATATGCATAGCCAGTAACCACACCGTTAAGAGTGAGCGTTGTTACCTGCGAACCGCCTGAAGTAAAACCCGTAACACCGATGTTAAGAACAAGTTTTTGGTAGCTTCCTGAGATTGAGCTAAACGTAGTAGAGTTAGCGGTAGCCGTAGTAACAATGGTTTGCTGTGCCAGCTGAGTGTAGCCCACGCGTGAGCCATCAGTAGCTGCTGCAGTAAGGCCCGCTTCAACGTTAGTCAAACGAGCAGTCAGTGATGTAGAAACACCATTGGCATTGTAGGAACCAGCGCTAGGTAATGATGAGGTGGCAACGTTAGCACCAAGAGCAGTTTCTACGGCCTGAAGCTCTTGTTGTACGCTGTTAATGTCAGCAGCTTTTACGTAGTCAACACCATCTACTTTGTCAGTATAAGTTTTGACTACACCTGGGTATGAAGCGGCCATTTATATTTCTCCTTATGCAAGTCCGCCAGTGGCGGTAATAGTGAATGTTCCCTTAGTAGGGATTTCATTTGCGGCACATACAATGCCATAGTTTGAAACTCCAGCTGAAGTTGTAGAATCTACCGCAATAACTTTTACAGTATTTGTGGCATCTGTAGGGGGAAGGCTAAACGTCAATGTAACACCCGATCCAGAGCTTGTAATCAAGTTGTTAATAGAGATCGTAGTACCAGAGATTGCTGTAACAATTGAGTTAGATGGAATGGTTCCACCGCTAACGTTCATGCCTACCGTAATTCCAGCAGTGCTGCTAAGCGTTGTAACAGTGTAACCAGGAGTCGGGTTACCAGTCACACCTGTAGGTGTGGCTGTGGTAGTAGGAATAGCTATAGTAATAGTGGTAGTAGTTACAGAGAGCACGGTATAAGTGCCGTCAATAGACCCAACGTTAACAATGCGAATATTTTGACCAGCAGTAATGCTGTGTGTGTTTGCAATAGTTAGAGTAGCTGTGGTGGTGGTTGGTTTGTTCCAGCTAACTACTGCGAATATCTGTTCGTTAGAAGTTCTACGAAGGTGCTCTACGGTTGCGTAATCAACACCATCAATATTTGTAATTGCATTAAGGATAAAATGAGGAGGAATACGGTCAGCAAAGAATGCGTTATTGTAGGACACCAAATTAGACAACGCTGTTTGTACTTGAGTAGCCACTGTTGCTTGGCTGTATTGCGGAAGTACGTGCAAAGTCATTTCTATATTTACAGGGATGTAAGAAGGCGGAAGAACGTTAAGGCTAACGTTAGGCGCTACTTTGTCTACAAAGTAATTTACAATACTTGTTTTAAGGTTACTAAACGCAGTTGTAATAGGGCCAATAACAGTTACTGAAATATTTGGAGATAGTGCGGGATAGTATGTAGGAAAAGTTGTGTATGAAGTACCAACAGTAAAGTTGCTACCATCAGAAGCTACGTGCGAAATTAAAAGACCAGGATTTCCAATAGACCCCGCGTAAATATTGTAATCAGCTGGGGCACATCCAGAAACAGTAGCGTAAAGGCTATTTGCCCCAGATGCCCATGCCGTATACAAAGCAGAAAAAGTTCCAGCCGCTGCCGAATAAGTTATATAACCAGTACCAGCAGCGCCATAATAGTTTGTTTGAGTAATGCTTGTAATAAGGGCAGAACCGCTACCTGTATATGGACCATAAATATTAACCGCACTAGACCCAAATGGAGCAGCGTATAGGTTTACGGAAGACCAAACTGATGAGTCAGCATTTGCTTTAGAAACACCCGAAACCTGAAGCGCCAAGTAAGCATAGTCTTTTAGTGATACAGCACGACGCAATGTACGAAGTGCGCGGGGAACGTTATACCGAATAGAGTCGGTTGACTCATCATCCGCTCCTCCAGTTGCTGCGCTTGGCTGTGATACTACGACATCGTAGCTTCCAGTAGCCAAATTTACAACAGAACCAGCACCTACGTTTCCAGCAGAACCAACACCCACTCGATATGTACAAGTAATTGTAAAGGTAATAGGGGGAATGCGACCGCCAACACCGTCACCAAATACGATGTATGTGTAACCATCGGCATCTAGAGTTGTAGTAAATACTGAGTCGTATGGGCTGTTGTCTACAAGAGACGAACTATAAGTATAAGGGATACCACCGACATACACTTTAATGTTGCTACCAGTACTGTTAATTACAACACCAGTTTGCGATAGTTTAAAAGCTTGACTAGGAGTTCCGTTGGATGTGCCCAAAGACTCGCCAGTAGTGGTAACTCCTTGAGTGGCCGTTACTGAGCCAGTAGCACTAGCAGCTAGAGTTAAGTCAGAGTCAGTTTCAAAAATAACCTGTGTTGATTGACCATTAACCACTGTACTAGAAGCTACTTGAGTTCCAGCCAAAATAGTTACGGAGCTGCTTCCGTTGTTATTTGTAAAAGTTAGCGTAGTTACCGCAGAGCTACTAGGGGTAGGAGAATAACCAAGCATGTTTGCAATTTGGAGAACGCTAGCACGCTGGCTAGCGGTTCCGATAAAGCCCTCTGAGGCCATGCGGTCAGTGTAAAAACTGAGAATATCACCCAAGTATGCAAAGGTTTCTAGAAGCGCTACACCAATATCCGCAGGGTCAGTTACAGCCCAGGTAGGATTAAACTGTTTAGCAATAGCGGTAAGGTCCGCTAGAATTGCCGTATAGTCTCTGGAGACGTAATCAATTTGCGGAATATAGTTTTTAGTAACGGTGCTAGCCATTAGTAATCTCCTGAGTTAGTTCACCAGAGCGGTTGAATATTCCACTATTAATTGTAACACTATCTAGTTCCCCATTTGGAAGACCGTATAAAATATTTACAATCAAAGTGTTGGTTGTTTGGTCATACGTGGGGCTGACTTGCTTAAGTAACAGATCAGGAAGCCAAGTATTAAAAGCTTCGTTAATGCTGGTGTTAATAATTTGCTCAGCTGCGCTTTCAGATTCAAATAAAGCTGAGTATAAGTTGCTTCCAAAGTCTGGTCGCATAACTCGTTCACCAGGTCTAGTGCCAAGAACTAACAAAACTCGGTTTTGCCATATTTTTTTAAAATCTGAGCTACTAGCAACAGACGTAATGTTTTTACCATCAAACGACTTTGCGTAAGTAAATGGGTAATCAACTGCTTTAATCATTTAGAATGTTCCTAACCATAGTGGGTAATTTGGGTCTCCGCCTTCAAACATGACCCAAGCATTGACGCCAGTTTGAGGAACGTATGAACCTACTAAAGTGGCAGACACAGTAAATGACGGAACTGAAGGTTGATACGGAGGCCCTGCTTGTTCAGCAATAGCGTACAAAGACGTTGCCGTAGAAGTGTTTACGTTCCAAGCAAATTGAACTGTGTCATTAGCTGCGACAGTTAAAATGTAATTCCAAGAAGAAACGGTATAAGGGTTTTTAGCGCCGACCGAAATTTGCCCTGTAGAAGCTGGAATAGGCAAGCCGTTTTGCAAAGCCCACAGGTCAACATTTAAAAAAGAGTTTCCACCAATTGTTGTATAAATCTGAGCAGAAATTTGAATGTTGTACGTTCCCGCATACAAAAACTTTATAGCAGATGTGCCGTCAGGCACTACAGAGCTTGTTGCTCCTGTAAGAGCAACAGTGCTAGTTGACGAATTAACTAAACTAACTCCGTATGCTCCCTCAGTAGAATCCATAGCAATTACATAATTTTTAGTACTGTCAGATATAGTTTGGGTAGCACTGCTAGTAAATGAACCATAAATTGTTTTAGTGCTTGCAGGAACACCAATAACAGGATAAGCCCAGGTAGTAATTTGCTCGCCTGTAACTTGCGGAACTTTTAACGTAACTCTGCCTAATTTTTTAGGGTCACCAGTGTTTACAATTATTCCGCGATAAATTCCATAATATTTTGGATCAGACATTATTTGACCTCAATTTTTGCCATACAGCTTCAGGCATTTTTTCATCAATTGGCCTATAGTTAAGATTTCTGTGCGTAGAACCCCAGCGAGAAGTTGCCACAAAAGGACCAGTTTGGTTAGCGCGGTTAATTCGGTTAACCAATTCAGTTTGTTGATAGCGTTTAGACGTAATAGATGGAAGATACATAACAGTTTTTGGTTTAATATTTTTGTTGCGCTCATTAGGAACAATACGACGTCTAGGAACTGCTGGCGGAAGTTTAGGAAGTTTTGGATCAGCAATAACACCAAGCGAGTCAGAAGCTACTTGTACCTGACATGTATAAACTTGATGATTTAAACTTTCTTCAAAAATGTCATGCACAACAGCTAAGATAGTCCAATAGCCCGAATATTCTGGTCCAACATTTTTAAGGTAAACTGGCAAACAAGGGCGTAACGATGAAGTACCCATAACTTCAACAGAGGCAGCGTACGGAAATCTACTATATTCATCGGAAGCCCTAGATAAATAGTTAGCTTCTTCGTAGGTATTAGCTACTTGATGAGTAGAATGGTCATCAAAAAATTCTTGATTAAAAAATTTACGACTAGGGGTAAAAGAGTTTTGAATAGTAATCTTAAAATAATCACCATTAACTGCGTTAACACCAGCCACTGAAGTAGCGGCTTTTTTAAACCCATATTGTTTTAGTGTTTCGCTAACCAGTGGTTTAAAAGTATAAATAGGATTAATAGGTTTAAAACCAGCATCGCCTTTTTGAAAGCTAGCCGCTTCTCCAATTAAATTTACAAAATCTTCAGTCAAAGGTTGAAAATAAACTTCAGTATTTTCAGCTCTTAAAAAGTAACCGCACTCATGGGCAAGCTTTACCATAAGTTGCCAGTCAGTCATGCCTGCTTGAGAAATTTGAGTATAGACGCGAGGATGTGGCGTAACTTTGTAAGCAAAATTATAGCGAGTTGCAATTTCTGCAACAACCTGGTCCGCTGACATATTGCGGTAAATTTTTTGACTAGACTGCTTCATTACAAAAGATGCGCCAATAAAACCAATTTTCGTGGTATTTTTAACCCCGTCTTGATTTCCTTCAAGGTCGTGTACATAACCGTGGTAAGTTTTATCCCTAATAGTCAACGTCATTAAAGACCCAGGTTTAATATTTAGCGGGTCTACTGCCCAGTCTCTTAATTCAATCTCTGCGTAATCATGTTTAAAAATTTCTTGATGCAAAGTAGCACTATAAACCCGCTTAGGTTGCTGCGGGCTATTAGGAAATTTAATAGAGACAAAGTTAGACACGTGGAATCCTAATGTTAGTTCCAGGAGCTACATTCAACCAGTCAGAGATTTTAGGGTTAAACTCAGCAATAATCCACCATCTAGATGGAAACAAAAAGAATTTAGTAGCCAAACTTTCAATTCGGTCACCCTGTTTCCACGCATAATCTACGTAGTTAACTTCACCCAAATTGCTAAAGTCGTAATACAGCACAGGAATGTTATCCCCATTAGCGGTAGGGGTAAAGTACTCAATAGCTGAGTCGTAATATCTTGAGTCATTAGATGGCGCAGCCATTATTATCCTCCAACATTCGTAGTAGCAATACCAGCAGTAGCAAGCAAGTTAAAGGAAACTTGAACTGTGCTTTGAATAGGAATCATGTCTTGCGTAAACATTGTGTGGTTAACTTGCATGCTGGTTACGTATCCTGCATACGATAGTGGTCCCACATCAATATTTAAAAGAGTAGGCATTAAAAAACCAATATCAGCAGTAATTATACCACGAGCATTTTTCCAGTGATCTCCGCCAGACGCGGTGCTACCAGGACCAGGGCCGTTAATAGCCATGTACAGATATTCAATATCAGATAAAGTTCCGCGCTGGAATAGGTCAATCAACTTATCCTCGACGGTTTTCTTTCTACCGTTTTTTACAAGAGAAGCAGTAAAGCTTCCGTTGTTTTGGTAGTAAGGAACTAGCTTAGCTACGTCAGCTGGAGTAATAAAATTATTTGAACTTCCGTTACCAAGAACACTACCGATATTAGTAGGGCGCTTAAACAACGAGTTAGCGCAAGCAAAGTCATTAACGCGGTTAATTTCAACAGTAAAAGAAATAGCCTCGGTAGATGGAAAAAATCCTACGCCTCCCAGGAAACGGTCGTTAGCATTTGGAGTGGCATCCATTTGCACGTTTACTGCTGTGCTAAATGAAGGTGGGTTCCAGAGAAATTGAAAACCGTATTTTCGGTCAGAGCTATCTAAAGTAGTTTGTTTTCCCTTAGCATCTACTGTAGAAATAGTAGAGTCACTGGTTTTCCACCAAATTCGCCCGCGACGGTAGCGGTCATCAGACGGTTGTTTATTAGAGCCAGCGGGCATGTTGTTTGGGTCACTTAACGCCAGGCGAGGCATGCTCCATTTATGAGGTGGCAAATTCCACTGGTATTGTCCAGGATTCTGCGGAGGAAGCGGAATAGGTAGCTGATTTTTATTTCCCGCACTTACCGCGGATTTATTAGTAAATTTAGGTTTAGTGTCTACAATATCCACATATTTTACAGCCGTGCTTGGAGCAGGATTATCCGTAGAAAGCTTAGCTGAAGAACCAATTTTTTGATATCTAGCGGTTGTAGAAGCTATAGAAGGTGTCAAAGCATCAAATGAGTATTTTCCAGTAATGCTTGGGGTAAGCGGCACGTATTGGTACGATTTTTTAAAGGAGCTCGTAATACCAGGACTTACCTCAAAATTGGCTGTAGCGGGCTGCTGAGCGTTAATAGGGCTATATGCTGTGTCAGCTGTGGCATCCACATAGACGTTAACTACAGTAGAGGCAGGGGTAACTCCGTCCGAACCTACGGGAGCAATATAACCAAGCGAACGACCGCTAGGAGAACTACTAGTATTTCCAGCCATTATTAATTCCTAGCCTGTTGTTGAATAATTGCTTTATCAATTTGCTCTTTAATGTCAGCCGCTAGCTTCTTTGAGTCTTTTAAGTCAGCGCCCGTAATATTAATATTGATAGTCCCATTAGGACCGTAGTAAGCAGATTTACCTACTTTATTTGTTCCGTATCGAGTTTCATCCCAGGGCGATGTAGCAATAGCGGCCCACGTAGCTCCTTGATCGGTGCCGTTTTGCAACGCATCCATAATCCCCTTGTATTTATCTTTTTGCAAAAAGTCCACAGTTGCAGAAATACCAACATCTTCTGTTGAAAAACGTTTAATTGCGCTACGGTTTCCGTTCGCATCAATAGAGTCTGAATAAGTACCGATGGCTTGATGAGTTCCGCCCTCGCTAACATTTAGTGGGTTATTACGCTCACCCAGACCGCCCTCGTGTTGCACCCAAGCTTTAATAACATCTAAGTTAGCAGGAGTAACTGGCTTACCAAGCCTTGTTAGAAGTGCGGTAGCCCAACCAGTAGTTGTATCCTTCATAGGCTTTGGGGTTATGAGGCTTTTTTTCCAATTGTCTTTACCTGGAGGAACGTAGCCACCACGACCGCCCGTATAACCTCCGCCTCTACCGCCAGCGTAAATATTTCCTGCGTCGCTACCGCTGCTTGTGTCCGCGCCGCCCAGCATAGTCGCAAAATAAGTTGTAGCTAAGGTTGCTAACGGCAATCCCTTAGCCGCAGTACCTTCGGTAGCTTTAATAAGACCACCAGCAAGCTGACCAATAGCTCCATCAGCCCCACCAAGGATGGTATTGATAGATGTAAGAGTTTGAACTGCGGTACCAAAAACTCCAACAAGATCTGCGGCTAAATTATTTAAGTTAGACAAAACTTCATTACCGCTTTGGATACCCTTAACACCAACAGCAGTATAGGCATCAATAGCGTTGTATTCTGCACCAAATCTTTTTGCTTTACTTTGCTCAGTGGCGTTGCTAGCTCCGCTCGCTCTTAGAGCAGCCTTACCAGCGTCACTGGTGTAGCCTCCTCCTGGAGCACCGCCACCGTTTTCAGAAACAAACTGATACAAGTAGGAAATAATACCTTGACGCAAAACCTGGTCAGTGCCAAAGTACTGGTTAAGCAACATGTCAAGTGAGTTACCAGACTGAAGCGAGAAAGATAGGTCAGACGCAGTAATTGCGCTTTTACCTGTTTTAGAGTTGTTTATGGATTTCCACAAGTCTCTAGCAATATCTTCAATATCCCGCATGTAACCATTTTGATTACGTACTTGAATACCAATCATACGAAGCTTGTTAACGCTAGAGCCTTGGTTAAGGGCAGACACGGCTCCCATTGAGTTTTCAAGACCCATGCCAGGCATTAAGTTTGATAGCCCAGCTACGCTATTGGTAATGGTTCCATAGTTTTGCAAGCCTGACATAAGACCCATGCTGTTTCCAGACATAGCAGCTTGAGCAGCGTCCAAAGAACTGTTAGAAGTTCCAAGATTGTTCATGCTCTTAAAAGCATTAGAGCCAGCGATAGTATTATTAGAACCAGAGCCAGCAAAAAAACCAAAACGGCGGCGAGCCAATTCGTTAGTTACGTAGTCTTTTTCACCAACAGCCGTAGAAAAAGCAGAAAAGGCAGTACCAGCCATAGCTGCGATTGCAGAGTTAGAACTGCCTACGTTACCGCTACCGCTGTTATTGTATCCGTTATAGCCACCATAGCCATTAGGACCCATCATAGGGGCGGGAGGTGCAGTCATTTGCTGCATAGGGTTAGCGTTAGCGCCGCTATTATTTGGGAAAGATTTGCCTATATTTGAGGCAAATCCATCAGAAAGGCTTTTAGTAGTGGTGAGTACAGTGTTAAGTTTTCTGTACTCATCGGCAAGGTCAGCGACCAAGCGTGTCTTGCTAGACGATGCCGCCATATTTACCAATTCCTTGCTGCTCTATACAGCCAATTTTGACGTTCTCTTACGGACAAACTTCTGATGTCAGATAGCGTCCAGCCAGGAAATGATCGAGATAGTGCTTCGTATTGGTCAAATAGTTCTTCGTAATCTTTTTCTTTATAGACGAAACAAGTCAGCTAACGACAGTGGTGT